ATTTTGGACTATATGGATTCCAGAAAAGAGAAAGCGAAAGATGTTTTAGACGCTTACATAGAAGCTCTGAAAAAGCCGGAGAAAATAGAAGCGGCGAAGCTGTCAGAGATTGCTACTGCAATGGGTATTGTGATAGACAAGTTCATCAACAACCCGATGAAACACCAGTTGGATAAACAGAAGCTTGAAATCGAACTCCTGAAGCTGGAAAGCCAGGTCAAGGACAGCCAGCCGGAGGAAGAAGCAGAGGACAACTTCCTTGACGCTCTGAACGGAACGGCAGAAGTGTGGGAGGAAAGTGAGGTAGAGGAAGATGGAGATTCTGGAAGCGATTGAATCATTAAAAAATAATAACGAATTATGTCTTGATAACTGTGAGGGCGAATGCGGAAGTTACAAAGATGGAAAATGCTATTGCGCAGATGCATTGGTAGTTTCTGCATTAGAGGAATATATTGCAATCGGCACAGTCGAGGAATGTCGGGAGGCAAGGGAAAGGCAAATACCAAAGAAACCTATCCATGACGGACTATATGCTTGTCCTAACTGCCACACACTCATGTTGCAAGGTACTTTTGAAGCAAGGGGGAAATGCTGTAAGGAATGTGGGCAGGTATTGGATTGGAGCGAAGCATAAAACCGGCGGCAGCCCCCGCTGTCAGTAAAGATGCGGAACTGCAAGGCAAGCGGGAGACAGCATACATACAATTTTGCAGATGGACAGGAGGTATAGATGGCAACCGAAAATGAAATGAAAAAAGAATATCTCCGGGGATACAGGCGGCATGTACGGAAGCTTAGCCGGATTGAAGCCGAACTGGAAGAACTCCGGACAATGAAGATGGCGATATCCGTAAACAATGACGGGATGCCGCATAGATCCGATCAGAGCGATATGTCTGGTTATGCTGCGGAACTGGACCAGTTGGAGCGCAGTCTCCGGGAAGAACGGTGCAAGCGGGTATCTGCCTACAAGGATATTGTTAAGCGGATCAAGAGCCTGCACAGCGAAAACGAGCTGGACGTGCTGTTCTATCGTTACATAAGGGGGCTTGCATGGTGGGAGATTGCGGAGAAGATGGGATATTCTGAAAGGTGGGTACTGAAAATTCATGGAGAAGCACTTGCGCATTTAAAATTACCAAAAGAGTTCATTGAAATTCAGTAATATCTGTGGTATTATGGTACAATCGAGAAGCGAAAGGGAAGGGGCAGTCCGCAGGGGCTGCCTTTTCTATACCCAAAACCAACGATTGAAAAGTGAAATATGATACCATGCCACAGCAGACATATCATACAGGACTCAGTTTTCCTCCATGAAAAGCACCTTTTTCCAGAATAACCGGAAGTAGGTGCTTTTTATATGCGGAAACCTGTGGAAAGGACGGTGTTGCCGGATGGCGAAATTAACAGATAAACAACGGCGCTTTGTTGATGAATATTTAATCGACCTGAACGGCACACAGGCGGCCATAAGGGCAGGGTATTCCGCAAAAACAGCCAATGAACAGGCATCCCGGATGTTAGCAAATGTTAGCATCCAACAAGCTATATCTGAAGCAATGGCAGAACGGAGCAAGCGCACAGGAGTGAACCAGGACAGGATCGTTCTGGAGCTGGCGAGAATCGCATTCTTAAAAATGACGGATGTCGTTGACAGTGAAGGAAGGATAAATGAAAACGCAAGCGATGATGACCTTGCCTGCATTGAATCGATCAAGTACAAGCACTCCGACACTGAAACCGGGAGCAGTACGGAAAGGGAAGTAAAAACCGCATCCAAGCTGAAAGCCATGGAGCTGCTTGGCAAGCACCTGGGGATGTGGAATGACAGGCTGGACGTGAATGTTGTCCGGCCGATTGTCATAAGCGGGGCGGATGCACTCGAAGATTAGCAGCCAATATGTGTTTGACTACCAGAAGCGGATTTTGTTCCCGGCACAGTATACGCTGACAAAATCCGGTAAGGTGGATATCCGTCTGCCGGAAGTAGTCGGCAGGGGATACGGTACTTTCTGGCGGTACAAAGGCAGGTACCGGGTGTGCAAGGGCTCCCGCGCATCAAAGAAGTCGAAAACAACTGCCCTGTGGTACATCACCAACATGATGGAGTATCCCCAGGCGAATGCACTTGTGGTCAGGAAGACATTCAGGACACTGAAAGATTCCTGTTTCACGGAACTGAAGTGGGCAATCCGCCGCCTGGGGGTTGAGGCGTTCTGGGATGTGAAGGAAAGCCCCCTTGAAATGACCTATAAGCCTACGGGCCAGAAGATCTATTTCCGTGGGCTGGATGATCCCCTGAAAGTCACTTCGATCACGGTTGACATCGGCTGCCTGTGCTGGATGTGGATCGAGGAAGCATATGAAATCAGCTCCGAAGATGATTTCAATATGCTTGACGAATCGATCCGGGGTGCTGTACCGGAGGGATCCGGGCTGTTCAAGCAGATCACGCTGACACTGAACCCGTGGAATGAGCATCACTGGATCAAGAAACGTTTTTTTGATGCAGATCCCGATGATGACATCCTGGCCATGACCACGAATTATCTCTGTAATGAGTGGCTGGACAAAGCAGACCTGAAAGTCTTCGAGACAATGCGGAAGCAGAATCCCCGCCGTTATAAGGTAGCCGGACTGGGGGAATGGGGTATCGTTGACGGCCTGATATATGAAAACTGGGAAGAAAGGCTGTTCAGTATCGATGAAGTCAGGGCGGTTAAGGGAATCAGGACGGTTTTCGGCCTTGACTTTGGATATACCAATGACCCCAGCGCCCTGTTCTGCGGGTTCATAGACCAGGCAGGCAAGACGCTCTGGGTCTTTGACGAAATGTATAGGCCGGGTATGAGCAATGAGGCGATCGCTGCAGAAGTTGCCCGTATGGGGTACGGCAAGGAAAAGATCACAGCCGACTGTTCGGAACCAAAGAGCATAGACCGTCTCCGGGAGCTGGGGCTGAAAGGCATCCGGAAGGCGAGGAAGGGGAAGGACAGCGTAAACAACGGAATTGACTTCCTGTCTGATTACCGCATTATCATACATCCCAGGTGTGTAAACTTTATCACTGAAATCAGCAACTATATCTGGGACACAGACACGAAAACAGGTAAGAAGCTGAATAGCCCCATTGATGATTTTAACCATCTGATGGATGCAATGCGCTATGCCTGTGAGGATATCAGCAGAGGCAATGTTTTTAGTTTCGATTAGGAGCGGGTACTGGCTGTTTCAGGGATAGTCAGCCTGCATTTGCGCTTAAGCGGCGGAGGTGGTGAGAATTTGAATGTGATAACTAAAGCAATAGACAGAATTTCCCGTTCTGTCCAAAGTGCTATAAAGGGGGTGAAGAATCTGAACAGCGCTGTGAAAATACTTAACAGGAATTCTCACCTGGTATTATATGGGGCACAGGGATCCATGGCGGACATAGAATTTCTGGAACAGTCCATTATGCGTTGGAAGGGCTCCCCGGAAAGGGCCATGCAGATCAAGGGGCATCTGTATTATGACAATGAGCATGATATATTGACCAGGAAGCGGACCACAATCGGAGAAGGCGGGAAACTGTTGGAGATAGAGAACCTGCCGAATAACCAGGTCATTGACAACCAGTACGCAAAGATGGTAAACCAGAAAGCCAATTATCTGTTCGGCCAGCCATTTGCCATAGAGACAAAGAGGGAACAATATGCCCAACTGCTGAAAAATGTGTTTGATAAAAGGTTTATGCGGACCATCAAGCGCAGTGCAAAGTATGCGTACAACGGCGGTATCTGCTGGATGTACCCTTATTATGATCAGGAGGGCAATCTGGCATTCCGGCTTTTCCCGGCATATGAGATACTGCCGTTCTGGGAAGATTCAGAACATGAACATCTGCAGGGCGCTGTCAGGCTGTACCTTGTTGCGGGATATGAGAAGAACATCCCCGTCATCATTGAGAAAGTGGAAGTATTTGACAGGAACGGCGTCCGCCGCTATGTGTTGGAGGGGAATAAACTGATTCCCGATCTGACTGTGGAGGAACAGGATTCCTGCCATGTCACGGTCACGGACAGCAAGGGAGGCAGGAAAGGGCTGAACTGGCTGAGGGTTCCGCTGATTCCGCTGAAAAGGAACGACCAGGAGATACCGCTGCTGAAAAATGTGAAGTCGCTGCAGGACGGCATCAACGCCATGCTGTCCGATTTTGAAAACAATATGCAGGAAGATGTAAGGAATACCATACTGGTGCTGAAAAACTATGACGGCACGGACCTGGGAGAGTTCAGAAAGAACCTGGCAACCTATGGGGCGGTGAAGGTCAGATATGATGATTCCATGAAAGGCGGGGTTGAAACGCTGGAAATCACGGTGAATTCCGATAATTACAAGGCCATTCTGGAGATATTCAAAAAAGCCCTGATTGAAAATGCCATGGGGTATGACGCGAAAGACGACCGCATGTCCGGCACCCCCAACCAGATGAATATCCAGTCCATGTACTCGTGTTGCGCCCCATTTTCTATGACTTGCAGTTACCCTGGTTGATTGTCGCAGATTTACCCGATATAATGACAT